TCCGAAATGGGAAACTGGCTCGACCGGGGCGCGGTTGGGCGTTTTGGCTTCTATTGCGGCGAGATCGCCCGCGCCTCTTATGCCATGTGCGCCGAGGAATTGGGCGCAATAGCCCGCAAGGGCGGCGGACGGTTGGGAGTGTTCCGCAACCATTCCAAGGTTATGGCGTTTTATGGCGAGAAATTCGACGGCGCGATCCTGTCGTCGGCCAACGTAAACACGAACCCGCGCACCGAAAACACGGTGATCGCTTGCCAGACAGAGGTCGCGGACTTCTACAAGGCGTTTTTTGACGACATCCACCCCTTCAATTACAAGGATTTTCCAAACTTTACCCCGTGGAGGCGCAAATGACGGCTGAAGCATTGGAAGCGATCGAGAATTGCGGCGCGGCGGAAATGCCGATCGCCGAGACGTGTGCAATCGCCGAAATCAGCGAGGCGGACTATTGGGCGGACGAAATCGCCCAGAAGCGGTACGGAATCGGCCAGTTGCGGTCGAAATTGGAGATTCGGCAAGCCGTAATCAAGATGGCCAAGGCCGGAACGCCGCAAATGGTGAAGGTTTACCAAGATTTCGTGGCCGAGAACGAGCGGAACTTGCCGCCGCCGAAGGAGCCAGAGCCAGAAACAACGGAGGAATTTGACGAGATATGACCGCAAGGGCGACAAAACCTGTCCGCCTGTTGTCGGAAGACGAAGCGGCGGCAGTTTTGCGGCGCGGTGGATCGACCCACGCGACCGCCCGAACCCTGCGGTGGCTCATGCAGCAACCGGGCGCACCAGCCCGCCCAGACTTTCAAATCGACCTCGCCGCCGTTGCAGACTACTTGCGGCGGACGGCGAAGCGATCCGCGCCCGGCCTGAAAGGAGCGGCGGCACTTTTCGACAGGATCGTGCCGGAACACGCCCGCCCCCGCGCTTTGACCTACGCCGAACGGCAAGCCAAAAGCCGGGCGAAGTCGTCACACGCCGACATTGCCGCCGACCTTGACGCCGCGCTTGCCGCCGTTGACTGGAAACGCCGCCACCGAGCCGAGCGCGATTTCCTGTTTTTCCTGAAAACGTACTGCACGTCAGACGATCCAAACGACGGCGCGTTCCTCGAAATTCCGCCGCCGCTGGAAATGCGCCCGATCATCCGGGACATGGAACAGGCAATCGGCGACGCCTCGATCCCCTACCACATCCGCGTCGCCAGAGGCCACGGCAAGACGGCATACACAAAAGGCGGAGTGCTTTGGACTACCGCAACAGGCCGCCGCCGCTACGTCGTCGCAGTCGCCGCAAACGACGAAAACGCCGAAAACATCATCGAGGACGTTTTCGCCTGTATGACCCAAAGCCCGGCGTTCATTCAGGACTTCCCGGAAATCGCCCTGCCGTTCCTGAAACTGGAGGGCGCATACCAGCGGTCGAAAACCCAGAAGTACCACGGCAAGGCGACGAAGCCGCGAAAATCCGCCGGAAAGATCGTGCTGCCGACCGTGATTGACCCGCGCACGGGCCGCCCGTTCCCGTCGTCCGGCGTGATATTGGAGGCCGTCGGCTTTAACGCGGGAGCGCGTGGAAAGTCGAAAGGCATACTCCGCCCGGACTTCATCGTCTTCGACGACTTGCAAAACGACGACGCGGCGCAGAGCGAAGGACAAGTCGGCAAGATGGCGAAGAAAATCAAAAAGACCTTCATGGGGCTTGCCGGACACCGCAAGAAGATCGCGGCAATCATGACCTCGACGCCGATTGAGGCCGACGACCTTTCCGAGACGTTTGCCGCCGATCCCGGCTGGAAGACGAAAACGTACAAGATGGTGCTGGCCTGGCCCAAGTGCCACAACCCGGACGCGACGCCAGAGGAACGCAAAGGAGTCCGCGACTTGTGGGAGGAGTATTGGGACATTTACCAGACCGAAAAGGCCGAAGACAGGGAGCCACACATTGCGGCCAACCGTTTCTACAGGAAGAACCGCAAAGCGATGGACGAGGGCGCGTCCGTCCTGAACCCGCACAACTTCGACCCGGACACCGAACTTTCGGGAATCCAACACGCGATAAACATTCTATTCCGGGACGGCCTTGACACGTTTATGAGCGAATACCAGATGAAGCCGCCCCGCGACGCTTTCGCGTTCGAGATTTCGACCCGCCTGATCCTGTCGAGAATCCGGCGTGGCGTTCCGGCGTTGACAATCCCCGCCGACACCGTGCTGACCGTTGCCGCGACCGACATAAATCCGGGCTACGCCATAACGACGGCGATCCAGACCTTCGACATAAACCTGACCTCGTTTGTCACGGCCTACCACGTCACGCCGATCAAGATACCCGACCGCGTGAACGACGTGGAGTTTGACAAGCGGCTCACCGCCGCCCTGAAAGCACACGGCGAAAAAATCGCCGCGCTTGGAATCAAGATCGACAAGTGGGGCATCGACGCGGGCGGGCGTCAATTCGCAACCGTCACAAAATTCGCGGCGATGGCCGAGTCCGAAATCGGCATCCCGGCTGTTGCCATGTTGGGCCGCGCCGGGCAGAACTGGAACCCGAACGTCCGCTCCAGAATCCGCGACGAGAAGAACGCGACCGTGCTTTGCCGCGATCCGCAGCGGCGAAAGTGGCTGGCGTGGAACGCCGACGAGTACAAGGAGAAGGCGCAAAAGGCATGGGCGACCGAGACGGGCGGCGCGGGCGGTTTGTCGATTTACGACGGCAAGGCCAACCACTACAAATTCGCCGCACAGATTGCGAACGAACGGCTGAAGTCGAAAACAAAGATACGCGGCAAGGACGGGCGCGACTGCTATGCCTACAAATGGATCACCAAGAATCCGCACGACTACGGCGATTGCGTCGCCATGTGCTACGCGCTTGCCGGAGCGGACAACATAACAGGCGTGAACGCCCAGACAACCCACAGCACCAAAAACAGAAGGAAGGTTTACAATGGCTAAAAACAAGCGCAAGGTATACGGAGAGGACGAAACGGGCAAGGACACAGAGGCGAAACCGTGCGCCGTTTGCGCTTGCCGCCATTTTGACGTTTACCGCAAGGACGCAAAGGGAAAGGTTCTGAAAAGGATCTGCAGGAATTGCGGCACGGTTGTCGCCGCCACCTGAAAGCCCGCGCCGCCGAGCCTTTTTGACTGACATTTGCCGGACATTTGCTGGCCGAAAAGTCTGCCGCGTGTCTTTGACCGCTTCGCCAAAGGCGAGGAAAGGCTCGAAAACATGGCAGACAACACAACCACAACAAGCACGACAACGGCCCCCGGCGTGTCCGACTCAGATTTCGCGGAAGCGGCGGCGAATCCGTCGTCGTTCAATGTCGAGGGTTTGTCCCAGACAAACCGCCCCCTCACCGAACTCATAGCCGCCGACAAATATATGCGCAAACGCGCCGCACGTCGTCGTCACCCGCTTTCCGGGATCGGGATCGTCCACGTTGTGCCGCCCGGCCCATAAGAAGGAGCGCAAGAAATGGCGAAACAAGAAATGGCGAAACATCCGAAACACCACAGGGCGACATTCGACGGCGCAACCGTCCGCGCCCGTTTCGACAATGCGAGGAACACGCCGGAAACCGCCGCCCTGTTCCGCGAGGCGGACTCTCTTGCAATGATCGCCGCGTTGTCCCCGCCCGTCCGCCGGATCGTGCGCGACCGCGCCCGCTACATTGTCTATAATTGCCCCTACGCTTGGGGAATGTTAGACACCTACTCGACGGACGTCGTTGGGCCGTGGCTTTCCGTTTCGTTCCCACGCGGCAAGATCGCGGAAGAATTGCGCGACGAGATAACAAACGCTTTTGACGAATGGGCGTTAAAGGTTGACCTCTGGGAAAAATTGAAAACCCTCGTCCGTGCAAAGACGACGGACGGCGAGGCGTTCGCCCTGTTCTACACAGACCCGACAATCGTTGACGACGTGAACGCCGTCACCCTGAACCTTGCGCCGCTGGAGTGCGACCGCGTTGAATCGTGGACGGAGCAAGTGACAAGGGAAAACGAGACAGACGGCATCCGCTTCGACCCATACCGCCACCCGACGGAATACCGCGTCCTCAAATACCACCCCGGCGACTACCGCGCAATAAAGAACATAAAGAGCCGGGCGGGCGAATGGATCAAGGCGGCCAACGTCATCCACTACTTCGAGGTGCTACGCCCGGAACAAGTGCGCGGCGTTTCCGATTTCGTCTCGGTATTGGACATCCCGGCAGAGCAAAAGGCATACCGCGCCGCCGTCACGACGACCGCGACGAACGCCGCGTCGGTTTCAGGCGTACTCTCCACCGATCAAGTGCCGGAGTGTTATGGGGACGACGACGAAAGCCTCGGCAAATGCGCGGCGGACGTGAAGCCG